GGAATCTCTAGTTCTTTCTTAACTGCTTTTGATGCTGAAAGATATTTGGTTAGCGAAAGTGGTGGTGGTATTGGAACAGTAACTTCTGATAAGTTTGTATTGAATGCTAATAGCACTGAGGCAACGGTATCTAATCTTACTAATGGATCAAATGTTGTTGTAAATGCAACTCTCATCAAGCAAGGAATTCAAAGTAAGGTTAAAGAGTTAACAAGATCTACAACTTTAGAGGTAACTCTTTCTAAGTATACAAAGTCTGGAACAAACGCTAATACGTCTGTAAATGATGGACTTACTCATAACCAGTTCTATGGATTGAGAGTTCAGGATGAAGAAGTTTCACTGAATCGTCCAGATGTAACTGAGGTAGTTGCTGTATATGAGAGTTTAGACGCTAGTACTCCTTCTCTCGACACGATTACATTTACATCTACTGCAGATGTTACTAACAATGCAATCATTGGTGAAAACTTCACTGGTACAGATTCGAATGCTATTGCTAGGGTTGTAACCAAACCTTCTGCAAATGTTTTGGGTGTTGTTTATCTGACTGCAGAAAAAATCAATAATGGTGAAGAAGTTACTTTTGCTGAGTCTGGTATCATAACAAATGTTCAGGCAATCACTGCTGGATCTTATAAGAATATCACAAGCAACTTTGGACTTGATAAAGGTCAAAGAGATCAGTACTATGATTACTCAAGACTTGTAAGAACTAAGGACTCAACAGTTCCTTCAAGAAGATTACTTATCGTTTATGATCACTATACTATCCCAACTGAAGATGATGGTGATGTATTCACTGTTCTTAGTTATGATAAAGATAGATTTACAAATGATGTTCCTCTTATCGGCAAAAATAAGGTAAGAGCATCTGATACTCTTGACTTCAGACCTAGAGTTTCACAATTTACATCGACTACAGCATCTCCTTTCAACTTCCCCGCTAGAGATTTTGGAACTGTTCCTAAGTTGCTGTTAGCATCGAATGAATCTTCTCGTTTGGGTTATGATTACTATCTGGGAAGAATCGATAAGATCTATATTAATAAGTTTGGAACATTTATTGTTCAAAAAGGTATCTCTGGAATAGATCCAAAGGCACCTACCAAACTTGATAATGTTATGGAGATTGGTACAGTTACCCTTCCTCCATATCTCTACAATCCAAGTGATGCTCAACTGGATCTTGTAGATAACAGAAGATATACAATGCGCGACATTGGTTATATCGAAGATAGAGTAGAAAACTTGGAGAGAGTTACTTCACTTTCACTTCTTGAGTTGAATACTGCTACACTTCAGATTCAAGATGTTGATGGAAATAACAGATTCAAGAGTGGATTCTTTGTAGACGACTTCAGATCCAATGAGTTTATTGATAATGAACTCTCTGAAGTTCAGGTTGATCCACAAACTCAAGAGTTAACTCCTGTTATTGCTAGAAATACTCTTAAGAGTCAACTTGCTCCTGCAGAAGAGTTGATTGATACTGTTCTCGATCTTTCAACTAACTATCCTCTCCTCGATTCTAATGTACAAAAAACTGGTAAGGCAGTTACATTAGCATATGAAGAGAAAGGTTGGATTGAGCAACCATTAGCAACTAGAGTTGAGAATGTAAATCCATTCCACGTTGTTCTCTACACTGGTAATGTTGAGTTAAATCCTGCTCAAGATAGTTGGGTTAGAACGATTAGAATTCCACCCCGTAATGTAAGTGGCGGAACATCTAACGTCTCTCTTGGTGGTGGATGGAGAGTATTTGCTGGTACTGTAACTCAAGTAACTACAAGAGATGTAGTCGTATCTTCTGGTAATGATGCATTCATGCGCTCCAGAAATACTGAGTTTGATATCACAAACATCAAACCACTTACTAAGTTCTATCAGTTCTTTGATGGAAACGGATCTGTTGATTATGTTCCCAAGTTACTTGAGATTGCTAATGATAGCACCCTTGAAGAAACAGGTGCCTCAGGTGCATTCACAGTTGGAGAGACTGTACATGGAACTGATTCTGAGGGAAATATTTTAATCAGATTCAGAGTTGCACAGTCAAACCATAAAGAAGGTCCATTTAACGCTCCAACTAGAGTATACAATATCAACCCATATGTAAAGAGTGAGAATCTTCAGGCAGATTACAGTTCTTCTTCAAAAGTACTGAATGTTGATACATTTGCACTCTCCGAAGAAGCTCAGGGCAGATACTTTGGTTATGTAATCAAGGGAATGAAGTTGGTTGGTCAAGAAAGTGGTTCTGTTGCCTATCTGAAGGATATCAGACTCATTTCAGATAACTATGGTGATTTGAAAGGAACATTCTTCCTCAAAGATCCATATGCTACTCCATCTCCTGCTGTTAAGATTGAAACAGGAACTAAATCTTACAAGGTTACTAACAGCCCAACTAATGCTGAACCCCTCCCAGGTAGTAACTTGATTTCAAGTGCTGAGACAGAATATAAGGCAGAGGGTGTCTTCCAGGTCAGACAAATGGTTCAGACCAGAAGAACTATCAATCGCTTCGTAGACCCCCTTGCACAGTCCTTCACGGTGGGTGGAAACGTTGAAACGACCTCTGACGCCACCGGCGGAAACGACGATACTAACGGCGCTTATTTAACCGCTGTAGACCTGTTCTTTGCTAACAAGGATTCTAATAACAACCCAGTAAGAGTTGAAATTAGAACAGTTGAACTTGGTACACCAACAAGAGATATCATTGGCGATACTGTAACACTCAGACCCGAAGATATTACCGTATCAAGAACTGGAGAAACTGCTACTAAGGTTTCCTTCCCATATCCAATCTTCCTTGAGCCATCAAGAGAATATGCGATTGTGGTTGTTTCTGAAGCAAGTGATGAGTATGAGTTGTGGACTGCTCGTATGGGTGAAGTAACTGTTAATACTCAGTCACTTCCTGATGCAGAGGCAGTCAGATATACCAAGCAGTTTGCACTGGGTAGTCTGTTTAAGTCACAAAACGGAACCATCTGGACTGCTGATCAGTATCAAGATCTTAAGTTCAAACTGTATAAGGCGAACTTTACATCTAACTCTGGTACAGCATACTTCTACAATCCAACTCTGGATGAAAGTAATGGATATGTTCAGATTCTGGGCGAGAATCCAATCACAACACTTCCCAAAACTGCAACTCTTGGAATCACAACCGCATTTGATGCTACTACCCAACAAGATTTGGTAGTTGGTAGAAAGATTGTTGGAGCAGAAGATTTCGTTACTGCTACTGTATCCGCTACAGGTAGTTGTGTTGCTAATATTGGTATTGGAACCAGTGGTTCTTCTTACGTAAGTGATACCAATGTTTCAACTTACAATATTATCGGTTCTGGTTCAGGATTAACTCTGAATATCACTGCCGCTGCTGATGGAGTTAAGGGTATTACAAATGTAAGTATTGGTAATACTGGTAATGGTTATCAGCAAGGTGATGTAGTTGGAATTGTTACTTCATCTGTTTCTTCACTCTCAGGAACTGATGCTACTATCAATATTCAAGCAGTTCAGGGTGTTGATACTCTGTATCTAACAGATCTTAAGGGAGATTCCTTTACTGTTGGTGCAGCGGTAAGTTTCATGGACAATAGTGGTAATCTTGTTTCACTTGCTAACACAACTATTTCAAGTTACACAGAGACTGGTTCTGCTAATTCTGGTAACTATATTAAAGTAAGTCATTTCGATCATGGAATGTATTCAGATACGAACAGAGTTGTACTTAGTGATATCGAATCTAATATCCCACCAACGACACTTTCTTCTAACTTATCTTCTCAGGAAGTTGATACTATTAGTGTTGCTAGCACTACTAATTTCCTCACCTTTGAGGGTGTTGCTGTTAGTGCTGCTAATACCGGGTATGTATTGATTGAGAATGAGATTATTGGTTATGATGCTGTTGGTGAAAATATCCTTGAGGTTGCTACAAACGGTAGAGGAGTTGATTCTACTTTGGTCATCGATCACTCAAGTTCAACCAAAGTTGCTAAGTATGAGTTGAATGGCGTTTCTCTCAGAAGAATCAATACAACTCATGATATCAGCAATATTGATATTGAGATGGATAAGTATAGCATTGAGATTAATAGGTCTCAAAATGGTCTGAATAGAACTTCTGACGATGCAGGACTTAGAGCACCTGAACTCTCATTCAATGATGAGTCTGATTTGGGTGGTTCAACTTCTAAGGCATCTGAGAATATTCAGTTTGGTGCAATCATTCCAAACTACTATGTTGCAACTCCAGGTACAAACACATCTGCTACTGGTCAAATCAGAACTGTATCAGGAACAAGTGTTGATGGTACAGAAGTATCATTCTTGGATAATGGATTTGAAAATGTAGAGTTGAATAAGATTAACCTGTTGAGTTCTACAAGAATCGTTGCTTCTGAAGTTAATGAGAATGCAAGATTGACTAATCTTCCTAGGAAGAAATCCTTCACTACTGCAGTAACATTGACTACTGAGGATAACAATCTTTCACCTATAATCTATACAGATGCAGCATACACAGAGTTTAGAAATAGTCGTGTAAACAATCCCATCAGCGATTATGCGGCAGATAACAGAGTTAACTCACTGCTATTTGATCCTAATGCTGGTGTTTACGTTTCGAACACAGTTAATCTCAAAAATCCAGCTACTGGTTTGAAGGTTATCTTGTCCGCTTACAGAGATTCTACAGCAGATATTAGAGTTCTTTACAGTTTGGTAAGAGCAGATTCTGCTGAAGTTGAGCAAGAGTTTGAGTTGTTCCCAGGTTATGATAATCTTTCACTTTCTGGAGTTGGTAAACTTGAGGTTGTAAATCCTACTAATAATAGTGGTAGACCTGACGTTATTGTTCCAGCAAGTCTTGATAATCAATTCCTTGAATATGAGTTCACTGCTAATGATTTAGATCTGTTTACTGGTTACAGAATCAAGATTATCATGGCGGGCACTAGCCAGGCGAAGGCTCCAAGAATTAAAGATCTTAGAACAATCGCCGTAAGATGATAAGAGTTGAAGGGCACCAGCATCTCTACAGAGATGAAAAAACTGGTGCTATTGTAAACTGTGATAGCGTTGCATACAATCAGTATGTCTCTACTGTTAATAGACGAAAGTTCGAGAAAAAAGAACTTTCTGATATGAGAGCAGAGATTGACGAACTTAAATCACTAGTAAAGGAGATCTTGAATGGAAATGAATCCAGATGAAATTGTTTTAGAGACGATGAATAAATCTTTTGCATATGAAAAACTTGCAAGAGATATCGAAGATGTTAAAGATCCAGATCTTTTAAGAGAAGTTGCAAAGTGTTATATTAAACTTTATTTTAAACAACAAGAAGTTGTTTCCAAGATGGGAGCACTGTGAATATAAATACATACTAGGTTCCCCTATCCGATTTCATGGCTGATATCAAGGTTAGAGTAGGTCAACAACCTGCAGTTAAAGTTGTATCTTCATTAGGAGGTGCTCAGGGGGGTTCATTAGCAGAACTGAGTGATGTAAGTATCACTAATCCATCAGATGGAACAGTTTTGGTTTATAACAATACTACTAAAAAGTTTGAAGGAACTAATGAACTAACCACTGGCGCCACACAAAATCTCACTATTAATGGTGGGGTCTTCTAATGGCAGTAAAGATTCAACTTAAAAGATCTACTGGAACATCATTACCAACCACTATTGGTTTTGGTGAGTTAGCTCACATTTCTGGTATTGGTAGTTTCGGTGGTGATAATCAATATAGCGACAGACTGTTTATTGGTCATAATGACGCTACATCTCCAACAATAGTACCTGTTGGTGGTAGATATTATACATCAATGATGGATCACACCCCTGGTGCCATCGCTGCTGTAACTAATAGCGTCAACCATGATGGTGGTATTGTTGTTGTATTGGATAGTGATAGGAAGGTTGATCAATTTAACGTTGATAATCTAAGACTTGATGGAAATACTTTATCATCAACTGATACTGACGGGGATATTATATTGGACCCTGATGGGTCTGGAAGAGTAGTTGTTAACTCTCATATTGATATTACAGGAGTTACAACATTCAATAGTGGCATCTATGTAAATGGTGTTGCAACATTCAATGATGGTGTTGCTATTAATAATGTTGGTATTGAGACAAATTTAATAAAAACAACAAGTGGCAATACACTTTATATTGATCCTTTCCCCGATGGATTGGATAATGAAGGAACAGTAGTTATAAAAGGTGATCTTCAAGTTGATGGAACATCCAATATTGTAAATTCATCTGAACTTAGTATTAATGATCCTATTATTACATTAGGAGTAACAACCACCACTCGGACTGTGATGCAACCAGTCATTAGTGGTGTTTCTACTATTACGATTGATTCTGTTGTTGGTCTTAATACTGGAGATTTAGTAGCTGGTAGTGGATCTATTAGTGCTGGTAGTACTATTACTAATATTGATACTTCCACTGAAATCATTACGATTAGTAATGTTACTACATCAGGGATTGCGACTGAAACTCAACTTGTTTTTACAGTAAATGTAGACACTAATACTGATAGAGGTGTTGCTTTTGCTTACGCCACTTCTGATGGTGTTGGTGCTGGTAGAACTGGATTCTTTGGTTATAACGATAGTGCTGGTGAAGGCAGTGCTGCTGTTGAAAGATCTTGGACTTATATTCCAGATGCCACTATTGTTAATAATGTAGTTACAGGAACCAGAGGTTTCCTAGATATTAAAGGTATTTACTACCAGACTGGAGATTTCAGTAACAACGGAATCGTATTCTTTGATGTTAATGGATTGCAAACTTCTACAGTTTCTCCTGGTTCTGGTATCAGTACGTCAAACTTTGTTTTGACGACAAATGAGTCAAATACCCCCACTTGGACTGATACCTTGGATGGAGGATCTTATTGATGAATGAAGAAGTTGATGTGAATGCTTTGATAACACTATATAATCAAAAAGTTTCGCAATTATCAAATCAAAATATATTATTAGAAGCAAAGTTACAAACGTTGATGCAAGATTTCAAAGAATTGAAAGAGAAATACGATGAAACTCAATCTACTTATGAATAGACAGTAAAATGGCAAAACCTACAACAAGACAAACATTAATCGATTACTGCCTTAGAAGGTTGGGTGCTCCTGTATTGGAAATCAACGTTGATGATGATCAGATTGATGATTTAGTTGATGATACTATTCAACTTTTCAATGAGCGTCATTTTGACGGTGTTGAAAGAATGTTCTTAAAATATAAGATATCACAAACAGATATTGATCGTGGTAGAGGTCAGGGTGTTGGTGGTGCAACTGGGATTAGTACCACAGGGGTTGGTATTGTAACAACAACTGTTACTCAAAATAATGTTGTAGGTGTTGGAACTGCTAACTATCACTACTACGAAAACTCAAACTATATTCAGGTTCCTGATCCAGTTATAGGAATCGAAAAAGTATTTAAGTTCAATACCAGTGAGATATCTGGTAGTATGTTTAGTATTAAGTATCAGTTGTTTTTGAACGATATGTATAATTTCAATTCAATTGATCTTTTACAGTATTCAATGGTGAAGACATACTTGTCCGATATTGATTACTTATTGACTACAGATAAACAGATAAGATTTAATAAGAGTCAAGATAGATTATATTTGGATATTGATTATGAAGAATTGACTGTTGATGACTTCTTGGTTATTGATTGTTATAGAGCATTAGATCCTGCTGATTTTGCAAAAGTTTATAATGATTCTTTTGTAAAGAGATATCTTACCGCATTGATCAAGAGGCAATGGGGTCAAAACTTGATTAAGTTCAGGGGAGTAAAACTTCCTGGCGGAATTGAGTTGAATGGTAGAGAAATCTATGAAGATGCTGAAAGAGAAATAGAAGATTTAAGGTCGAAAATGACTAGTGAATATGAATTACCACCTTACGACTTTATTGGATAATGGCACTTAATCCCTTCTTTCTCCAAGGCGCACAATCAGAGCAAAGACTGATTCAGGATCTCATTAATGAGCAACTGACCATCTATGGCGTCGAAGTTACATATATTCCCAGAAAATATGTAAGAAAACAAACCATCATTGAAGAAGTTCAATCATCCAAGTTTGATGATAACTTTGCATTGGAAGCATACGTCAATACCTATGAAGGGTATTCTGGTGCAGGTGATGTTCTTACTAAGTTTGGTGTAAGTCTCAGAGATGAGGTTGTTTTAACAATATCAAAAGAAAGATTTGAAGATTTCATTGCACCATTCTTATCTTCGATGCCTGATGATGAAATCGAAGTTGCATCAAGACCAAGAGAAGGTGATTTAGTTTATTTCCCTTTAGGTCAAAGATTGTTCGAAGTAAAATTTGTCGAGCACGAAAAACCTTTCTATCAGTTAGGAAAAAACTACGTATATGAACTTCAGTGTGAACTCTTCGAATATGAAGACGAAGTTATCGATACATCCATCGATGCAATCGATACTCAGGTTCAAGATGAAGGTTACATTACAACGGTTCAGTTGGTAGGTGCCGGTGTTACCGCAACAGCAAGTGTTACTCGTAATAGTGGATATATTAGACAGATTTTCTTAAATGATGACGGTGCAGGTTATACCACTGTTCCAAATGTTGCTATCTCAACTGCGCCAGATATTCCTGGTAGAGTTGATGCTACTGCAGTGGCGATTACAACAGTAAGAGGTGGAGTTCATTCTATTGAAAGTATTAGACTAACTAATGCTGGTTGTAGATATAGTACACCTCCAACCATTACGATTACTGGTGGTGGTGGAACAGGAGCAGCTGCAACATGTAGTGTAGAAACTGTTCTTGATGGTATTACGAATATAAGCGTTGTTCAAGAAGGAAGTGGTTATGTAGTTGCTCCTGCTATAGGTTTCATTAATGAGTTTACGGGTGTTGGAACTGGTCCAGCAGCTGCAGTAGCGGTGATGAAGGAAAGTAGTTCTGTTGGTCTTGCCGTAAGTAATTTCCAAATCCTTGATCCTGGTGCAGGAATTTCTGGTATTGTTACCGTAACCATCGGAAACCCTGCATTTATCAGTACAACTGGTAACTACCAGTTCAACGAACTTGTAACAGGACAGAGTAGTGGAACTGAAGGTAGAGTCAAAGAATGGGATCTTGATACCTTGATTCTCAAAGTTTCTAATGTAGGAATCGGCACAACTGCCGTAGGATTCTTACCTGGTGAAACAGTTGTTGGTTCTTCTTCCTCTACTGTATATGCAGTTCAATCCTATAACAAGGATGATATATATGATGAATATGCTTCTAATGATGAAATAGAAGCAGAAGCAGATTTAATCCTTGATTTCACACAATCTAATCCATTCGGTTCATACTAATGTTAGGCACATACTATTACCACGAAATCATCAGACGTACTATTATTGCGTTTGGTACGGTCTTTAATGATATCAACATCAGACACAAAAATAAAGATGGTGATAGTATCAGTCAGATGAAAGTTCCTCTGGCTTATGGTCCTATGCAAAAGTTCCTTGCAAGATTGGAACAACAAGCAGATTTGAACAAGGCAGTTCAGATTACACTGCCTCGAATGTCGTTTGAGATGAATTCACTCACATATGATCCAACTAGAAAGACTGGTATTACTCAGACTTTCAAAGCGGTTGGTGATGATGGGCAAATGAAGAAGGTCTTCATGCCTGTCCCATATAATATTGGATTCGAACTCAACATTTTAACAAAGTTGAATGATGATTCACTCCAGATTATTGAGCAAATTTTACCATACTTCCAACCTTCATTCAACTTGACTGTTGACTTGGTAGATGCGATCAACGAAAAGAAAGATATTCCCGTTGTATTAGATAGCATTTCTTTCCAAGACGACTATGAAGGAGATTTCTCTACAAGACGTGCCTTAATATATACTTTACAGTTCACAGCAAAGACTTATTTGTTTGGTCCTGTCGCAGAATCTTCCGATGGTCTTATCAAGAAGGTTCAAGTGGATATGTACAACGATACAAATATTCAGACAGCGAAGCGCGAAGTAAGATATACAGTTACTCCTGATCCAATCTCAGCTGGACCAGAAGATGATTTTGGATTCTCTGAAACAACTCATTTCTATTCAGATTCCAAGAACTATAGTCCTACAAGACAGGAAGACATTTAGTAGTTTATGACTAACTTTGATCCTATTGATGAAGCTTTGAATATCTCTAGTGATATTGTGGAAGTCGAAAAGGCGCCTATTAAAAAGGAAAAACCACAAGTTGATGATATCAAAAAAGATTATGAATATACAAGAGCAAATCTATATTCATTAATCGAAAAGGGTCAAGAAGCAATCAATGGTATCATGGAACTTGCAGGAGAAAGTGCAAGTCCCAGAGCATATGAAGTTGCTGGTCAGTTAATCAAGAGTGTTGCTGATACAACCGATAAGTTAGCAGACTTACAGAAGAAAGTAAAAGACTTGGAGGATGAATCTACCAAGACTACAAATAATAATGTAACTAATAACGCATTGTTTGTAGGTTCTACATCTGAACTATCCAAACTATTAAAACAAGGTTTTCTAAATAATAATGAGGATTCTTAGTGTCTAAGATGAATGAATCGAAAAGTGGTGATAGTTCTTTGCGCGACTGGTTTGGCAAGAGTCGGTCTTCTGATGGCAAGCCTGGTTGGGTTCAATTGGGCGGTAAGTATGCAGGAAAACCCTGCGCCAAGCAACCTGGACAAACCACAAAACCCAAGTGTGGATCTTCAAAAATGAAGAGAAACCTTGATAAGGACGAAGAGCAAGCAGCGTTTCGTCGTAAGCAACGTCAAGATCCAAATCCAGATAGAAAAGGGAAGGCAATCAACGTGAAGACAGAATCATATGTAGCAGGAAAACCTGCAGAAAAATTAGACGCTGTAACTGCGATTCCTAAGAAAGAGCAAGATGCCGCGAGAGAAAGACTTTTAGCGAAGGCAAAAGCAAAGCGTGAATCAATGAAAGAGGGAAAGGGTGAAAAGGACGCTTGTTACCATAAGGTTAAATCTCGTTATTCTGTATGGCCTTCTGCTTACGCCTCAGGTGCTCTGGTCAAGTGTCGTAAAGTCGGTGCTGCTAACTGGGGAAACAAAACTAAAAAGGAAAGTTTTGAACCAGAAGCAAAAGAAGGTCTCACATTCCAACAGTTCCAAGAAAAGTGCTGGAAGGGATATGAGAAGAAAGGCATGAAGACAATGTTTGGTAAGAGATATCCAAACTGCGTCAAGAAAGAAGATGTAGACTTAGATCAGATGCAGAAAGATGCCACTGCTAATCGTGATAGAGCAGCAAAGGCAAAGAAGAATACTGTAACCAGAGGTTCTGCTGCTTTTGCCGCTGCTAAGGTTGCAGATGATGTAAAGAAGGCAGCAAGAACTGGTCCCCAACAACATAAAGGACCCAGAACTGGTGTGAAAAGAATTGAAAAACCAGCACCAACGCACACAAAAACTGGTGCAAGTCGTGTTGAGTCCTATGAGATTGACACAAAAAAGCATAGAGCCGCCCAAAGGGATGCGAAGATTGGCAACTTAGCCAGAAACACTTCTAATCCTGGAGAAAAGGCGGCTGCTGAGAAGAAGTCAAAAGGACCAAAGATGTTCGGTGAAGACTGGCAAAAAGTCAACAAGTCTGATAAGACTGATGGCATGAGTCAGAAAGCAGTAAATGCTTATCGTCGTGAGAATCCAGGTTCTAAGTTGAAGACTGCCGTAACAGGCAATCCTAAGAAAGGAAGTAAGGACTCTAAGAGAAGATCAAGTTATTGCTCTCGCTCTGAGGGTCAGAAGAAGATGCACAATATTGATTGTACTAAGACCCCAGATAAAGCAATTTGTAAAGCCCGTAAACGTTGGAAGTGTTGATTTGATTTTGTATGAGTGATCAGTATCTTGGTAATCCTAATCTAAAAAAGGCAAATCAATCAATATCCTGGACTAAGGATCAGATTCTTGAATTTGTCCGTTGTAAAGAAGATCCAGTATATTTTGCGAGACGATATATTAAAATCGTTTCTCTTGATGAGGGACTTGTCCCGTTCAACATGTATGAGTTTCAAGAAAAACTGATACGTAACTTCCATGAGAACAGATTTAATATATGCAAGATGCCTCGCCAAACAGGTAAGTCTACTACTTGTGTATCATATCTTCTACACTACGCTGTTTTTAACGATAATGTTAACATCGCGATCCTAGCAAACAAGGCATCAACTGCGCGAGACTTGCTTGGAAGATTACAACTTGCATATGAGAACTTGCCTTCTTGGATGCAACAGGGTATTATATCTTGGAATAAAGGATCACTAGAACTAGAAAATGGCTCAAAAATTTCGGCAAACTCTACTTCTTCATCTGCTGTCCGTGGTGGATCGTACAATGTCATCTTTCTTGACGAATTCGCATTCATCCCGAACCACATCGCTGATGACTTCTTTGCCTCTGTTTATCCTACTATTTCTTCTGGTCAAAGCACCAAGGTAATTATTGTATCAACGCCTCGCGGTATGAATCACTTCTACCGTATGTGGCATGATTCTGAAAAAGGTAAGAACGAATATATTCCAACTGACGTTCATTGGTCAGAGGTTCCTGGTAGAGATCAGGTTTGGAAAGAGCAGACAATTGCCAACACTTCCGAACAGCAGTTCAAGGTTGAGTTTGAGTGTGAGTTTCTAGGATCTGTTAATACTCTTATTAATCCATCTAAGTTAAGAAATCTTGTTTATGAAGACCCAGTTCAAAGAAATGCAGGTTTGGATATCTACAAGAAGTCCAAGCCAGAACATAACTACCTTCTTACTGTTGACGTTGCTCGTGGTCTGGGGAATGACTATAGTGCATTTGTCGTCTTTGATATTACAAACTTCCCATATCAAGTAGTTGCAAAGTATAGGAACAATGAAATCAAACCGATGTTGTTCCCAAATATTATTCAGCAGACAGCAAAGAATTATAATGATGCTTGGGTGCTAGTAGAAGTCAATGATATTGGAGAGCAAGTAGCAAGTATTCTCCATTATGACTTAGAGTATGAGAATATGTTGATGGCTGCTATGAGAGGACGTGCTGGTCAAGTTGTCGGTCACGGTTTTTCTGGTAAGAAATCTCAGATGGGTGTAAGAACAACTGCACAAGTCAAGAAACTTGGTTGTTCTAATCTAAAGACACTGTTGGAAGATGATAAGATTATCACAACAGATTATGATATTATTTCAGAACTTACAACCTTTGCCCAGAAGCATAATTCTTTTGAAGCAGAAGAAGGTTGTAATGATGACCTTGCAATGTGCTTGGTTATTTTCTCTTGGTTAGTAGCACAAGACTACTTCAAGGAGATGACTGATAATGATGTAAGAAAGAGAATATATGAAGAACAGAAAAATCAAATTGATCAAGATATGGCGCCCTTTGGATTCTTAGATGATGGTATCAACGATATAACTGGTTCATTTGTAGATAATGATGGGGATAGATGGCACGCTGATGAATATGGTGATAGATCCTATATGTGGGATTATTACTAATGGATTTTGATAAGCAGATTGAATTAGAACATTTACTTTTTTCACAAAGGAAGTGTAGAACCTGCGGAGAAGTAAAAAGTCTGCTTGATGATTTTTATTTGATTAGAAAGAGAAAAGCAGTAACTCCAAGTTCATATTCATATGAATGTAAGGTATGTACTATCAAAAGAGTTAAAGAAAAAAAGAAGGCATCCTATACTAATATGAACTGGGAATATCCCGACTGGTAGTTCATGCATCGTTTCCCCGTTTGAAATACCCCTTTTGATAAATATTTTTAGATAAATTTGGATAAAAGGAGACTTAAGATGCCACTTAATTTAGCATCTCCTGGAATTGTTGTTAGGGAAGTAGACCTAACCTTAGGAAGAGTTGATCCAACTACTGATAAAACTGGTGCTCTTGTAGCACCTTTCGCAAAAGGTCCTGTAAATGTACCGGTTGTTGTAACTGGTGAGCAAGATTTACTTGATACTTTTGGAAAGCCACATAGCACTGATAAGCATTATGAGCATTGGATGGTTGCATCCTCGTTCTTAGCATATGGTGGCAATCTTAACGTAGTAAGATCTGATGATACTGATCTAGCTAACGCTTTTAGTGGAGCTGCTGCTTCCATTAAAATCAACAGCACTGACGATTATGTCAACAAGCAATATGATGAAAATGTAATCACAGGCGTAACAGTTGCTGCAAGAAATCCAGGATCTTGGGCAAACGGTATTAAAGTTGCGATCATTGATGCAAAGGTAGACCAAGTTCTTTCTGGCGTTGATGTTGCTTCACCTTCAGGTGCTGCTGCTATCACCGTTGGTTGTGGTGTTACTCAGGTAATTGATAAGACTTTGCCTGGTGCTGGTTCAACATCAGTTTTGGACGGACACCTGAAAGGAATCATTACTGAAGTAGGAACAGATACTATTGGTATTAAAGTTCTTTCTCACGTAACTGCTGCTGGTGTAGAAACCGACGTTGATTATCAACCCGGTGGTGTTTATGAGTTCACAAGCACAGGTGCTGTTGCTATCCACACCGCTGGACAAGCAGTATCATATGCTTCTACCAACTATACCGGTTCTTCTGACTGGTTCAATGCACAGAATATCACACTCAGTGATTCTACTCTAAGTTGGAGTGGATTAGCAGAGCGTCCTGGTACCTCATCTTATGGTTCCAACAGAGGAGCAAGATTCGACGAAGTTCACGTTGTTGTTATTGACGACAAAGGAACCGTTAGCGGAAATGCTGGTACTATCTTAGAGAAGCACCTCGCACTTTCCAAAGCAAAAGATGCTGAGTACTCCGTAGGAAGCACAGCATACTGGAGAAAGTATCTTTACAACAACTCCGAAAACATTTTCGGTGGTGCTCAACCTGCTGGTATTACCACAACTGCTTTCAGTTCTGGATTTACTCTGGCGACTGATAACAGCTGGGATCAAGATGCTAGTGGAATCAAGTATGGTGCTACTGGTAATAATACAGTTACTCTTGGTGGTGGTGAAAACTACGACGGAACAACTGATATTACTGCCTCTGGTGCTTTGACTGCTACGATTGGTAGTCTTTCTTCTGGATATGACTTGTTCTCAAATCCAGATAACTATGCCGCAGACTTTGTTCTGATGGGTTCTGCAAACTATCCTAAAGAGGATGCACAAGCACTTGCTAACAAGTGTATTGCTGTTGCAGAAGGAAGACAGGATTCTGTTGCTTTCGTTTCACCCCATAGAACTGCATTCTTAACAGATACTTCCACCGGAACCGTAACTGTTAATAATGACGAAACTATCACAACCAACGTACTTGGTTATGCTGCTGCTGTTACATCTTCAACATACGGTGTAATCGATAGTGGTTACAAGTACATGTTTGATAGATTCCAAGACACATTTAGATATGTTCCTCTGAACGGTGACATCGCTGGTCTTTGTGCTAGAAATGACATCAACAACTTCCCATGGTTCTCACCTGCTGGAACTGCTAGAGGTGCAATCCTGAATGCTGTCAAACTTGCATATAATCCTTCCAAGACACAGAGAGATAAGTTGTACTCAGCTAGAGTCAACCCTGTAATCTTCTCTCCTGGTGCTGGTATTGTTCTCTTTGGTGATAAGACCGCTTTTGGTAAGGCTTCTGCCTTCGATAGAATTAACGTTCGTCGCTTGTTCATCTTCTTGGAGAATGCAATTAGCGCTGCTGCTAAAGATCAACTGTTTGAGTTCAACGATGAGATTACAAGAACTAACTTTGTAAATATCGTAGAACCCTTCTTACGCGATGTACAAGCAAAGCGTGGTATTACAGACTACGTAGTTATTTGTGATGAAACAAATAACACTGCCGCCATTATAGATAATAATGAGTTTGTGGCAGATATCTTCATCAAACCCGCAAGATCTATTAACTTCATCGGTCTTACGTTTGTCGCCACCAGAACTGGTGTTTCATTTGAAGAAGTAATCGGTAACGTTTAATTTAGAGGTTTAAAAGAAAAATGCCTAGCCGTAATCAACAAAATTCTATTCCTTTAAGGAAGATCACCGATTTCAAGAGCAAACTAGCGGGTGGTGGTGCAAGACCCAATCTATTTGAGGTTCAACTTGCTTTCCCAGATGCAGTTGCCGTTGAGAATGATGTCTTGTCTAAAGCAAGATTTCTTGTCAAGGCAGCTGCTCTGCCCGCATCAACAATTGCTCCTATTGAAGTCCCATTCAGAGGTCGTATTCTGAAAGTTGCTGGAGACAGAACTTTCGAGACTTGGACAATCACCGTTCTTAACGATAGTGATTTCTCAATCAGATCTGCTTTCGAGAAGTGGATGAATACCATCAACAGCATGAATGATGCAACTGGACTCGTTAATCCAGATGACTATCAGGCAGATGCTTATGTCTATCAGTTAGACAGAGATGGTGGAATCCTCAGATCTTACAGATTCTATGATACATTCCCAACGAATATATCTACAATCGATCTGAACTATGAGACCACAGATACCATTGAAGAGTTCACTGTAGAACTTCAAGTTCATTGGTGGGAAGCTTCTAAGGGAACTTCTCCCGCAGCGGGTGGTGAAGACATCAACTAAATAATAAAATAAAGACAACCCGTTTTATAATATGGCCAGACTATTTGGTTTTTCAATTGAGGATACAGAAAAGAAATCCCCTAGCGTCGTCTCCCCCGTTCCTCCTTCAAACGAGGACGGGGTTGACAACTATATTGCTAGTGGATTTTATGGTCAATACGTAGATATTGAAGGTGTATATCGCAATGAGAATGATCTCATAAGAAGATATAGAGAGATGGCAGTCCATCCAGAATGCGATGGTGCTGTTGAAGATGTTGTTAATGAAGCAATCGTCAGCGACTTGTACGATTCTCCTATTGAAATTGAACTTTCTAACGTAAATGCTAGCGACAAGCTAAAAAAAGTAATTAGAAATGAGTTCAAGTATATTAAAGAAATTTTAGATTTTGATAGAAAATCACACGAAATCTTTAGAAATTGGTATATTGATGGTAGATTATACTATCTGAAAGTTATTGATCAGAAGAAACCTCAAGAGGGTATCAAAGAACTAAGGTACATTGATCCTCTGAAAATGAGGTACGTACGTCAAGAGAAGAAAAATAAAGCAAATACTGGTAATTATATCAATCTTCAAACTGGACAAAAGAACGATAAAGTTCTTTCACCAGAGATTGAAGAGTTCTTCATGTATACACCAGGAGCAAAGTATCCTACACAAACTCTTACTGGTAGTCAAGCATCCAAGACTGCAATCAAGATTGCTAAAGATTCTGTAGTATATTGTAGTTCTGGTCTTGTTGATAGAAACAAGGGAACCGTTCTTTCATATCTCCATAAGGCAATCAAGGCACTCAATCAACTTAGAATGATTGAGGATTCTTTGGTTATCTACAGACTTTCCAGAGCACCAGAACGTAGAATTTTCTATATTGACGTTGGTAATCTTCCAAAGGTAAAAGCAGAGCAATACCTCAAAGAGGTAATGTCTCGTTATAGAAACAAACTTGTCTATAACGCTGCTACTGGTGAAGTTCGTGATGATCGCAAATATATGTCCATGATGGAAGACTTCTGGCTTCCTAGAAGAGAAGGTGGTAGAGGAACTGAAATCACCACACTGCCTGGTGGTCAGAATCTGGGTGAACTTGCTGATATTGAATATTTCCAGAAGAAACTGTATAGAGCACTGAACGTACCCGAGTCTAGAATCGCCAGTGATGGTGGATTTAATCTTGGTCGTTCTTCTGAGATTCTGCGTGATGAACTTAAGTTCTCCAAGTTTGTTGGTCGTTTGAGAAAGAGATTTGCTCAAATGTTCAACGATATGTTGAAGACTCAACTGATTTTGAAGAACATTGTAACACCAGAGGATTGGGAAAAACTGAGTGATCATATTCAGTATGACTTCCTGTATGATAATCAGTTTGCAGAATTGAAAGAATCTGAAATGCTTTCAGAGCGTTTGAATATTCTTGCAACTATTGAACCCTTCATTGGTAAGTATTACTCCAATGAGTATGTTCGCAGAAAAGTTCTGAGACAAACTGATGCTGAAATGATTGAAATCGATGAGCAAATCGAACAAGAAATCAAGGATGGTATCATTCCAGACCCTGCTGCTGTGGACCCAATCACGGGTGAACCACTAGATGCGGGGGGTGGAGATCTAGGTGCTCCAGTCACAGAACCAGACCTAGAAGCAGACGCCAAGGTCGCTGAGATATAAATAATCAAATATAACTATATTAAGTTTTTATGGATAACGTAATCGATTTGATTGCTACTGATGCTTCTGCTGCAGATATCAGCGATAAGATCAAAGAACTAATGTATGCAAAAGCAGGTGAAAGGGTCGAAACAATTCGTCCCACTGTAGCACAGTCAATGTTTGATCAACCAGACCAGGTTGATGAACCCGAAACTGAAATTGATCAAGAACCACAAGAGGAAGAATAATGGCAAGAACCTTATTGATGGGAACTCAAGAAGCTTGCACAGCAGCAACAGGAACTGCTAAAAGTTTCACTGAGGCAGCGGTTGTTAGACTGTTTAACAGCAATAGTTCTCCACAGTTAGTTACTGTTGTAGAAACACAAGGTGGATCAGTTGTTGGTACGTTTACTCTTCCAGCACTCACAGTAGAGTTTCTTGAGAAAAAACCCACTCATTGTGTATTTGCTGCAAGTACTGATGTATTGGGTGCAAAAGTAGGATTTACTGGATAAGAAAATGAAACTAATCACAGAAGAAATCACTAAGGTAGAGATTATCACCGAAGGCAAAGGTGCCAATAAGAAGTTATACATTGAAGGTGTATTCCTGCAAGGTGATATCAAAAACCGTAACGGCAGAATGTATCCCATGGATACTCTTGCCAAAGAGGTCGGTCGTTATAATGAATCTTTTGTGAAGAAAGGACGTGCTCTTGGTGAGCTCGGTCACCCTGATGGTCCTACCGTCAATCTTGACCGTGTTTCACACAAGATCACCTCATTGGTTCAGGAAGGATCAAACTTTAAAGGTAAAGCACAGATTCTTTCAACACCAATGGGCAAGATTGCATCATCACTTCTAGGTGAAGGTGTAATGCTTGGTGTTTCTTCTCGCGGTGTTGGGTCACTGAGAGAAGATAGAAACGGCATAAGAGTCGTTGGCGAAGATTTCCAGTTAGCAACTGCTGCTGATATCGTTGCCGATCCTTCTGCTCCTGACGCTTTCGTCAATGGAATTATGGAAGGTAAAGAGTGGGTATGGGAAGGAGGTAAACTCCGTGAACAACTCGCTGAAAAAACCCAAAAGAGAATCAACACTCTTGTTGACCAAAGAAGACTTGAGGAGCATAAGTTGAATTTATTCAACGACTTCCTATCAAATCTTTAATTTATAAATAAATATAGATTAATACAAATCTATAAACACAAATGTCCGTTGGTAGCAATTTACAAGAAATGGAAAACGTAGTAACCAAAGGAGCTGGGAAAGCTGATCCCATGCAAAAGATGGCTGGTGCTTCATATGAAGATCTCGGCGGTCCTACTCCAGAAAATTATAAGACCGACGATAACTCGGCAAAACTCAATGTACCCGGTTCGACCCTCAAGCAGGTTAAGGACGTTGCCAACAGCAAGGCAGGTAAGGCTGATCCAGCCCCTAAGGGTATGAAGGAAGAGGAAGAAGTTGAAGGCGAAACTATCGCTGAAGACGAAGTAACCGAAACCGAAGCAACTGTAGAAGAGACAGTTACCGATGAGGAAACTGTTGAAGAGGAAACAACCGAAACCGAAGGTGAAGTTGTTGCCGAGCAAGAAGAAGTTGTTGAGTACGATCTGGAGCAAGACGTATCTGCTCTGCTCTCTGGCGAAGACCTCTCTGAGGAATTCCAAGAGAAAGCACGTACCATTTTTGAAACTGCTATCAAAGCAAAAGTTGCTGAAGTTCAAGAAGAACTGAAGGCACAATATGAGTCGCAACTCACTGAAGAAGTTGCAACAATCAAGGAATCATTGACCGACAGACTCGATGGTTACCTTGAGTATGTCGCTGATGAATGGATGTCTGAGAACCAACTCGCTGTTGAGGCTGGTCTTAAGGCAGACATGTCCGAGTCATTCCTCCAAGGAATGAAGGGACTTTTTGAAGAGCATTATGTAAACATCCCTGAAGAAAAATATGATGTACTCAATAGTATGGTAGAAAAACTTGATGAAATGGAAGATAAACTCAACGAGCAAATCGAAAGAAATATCGCTCTAAATCAGAGATTATCCGAGTCCGTTGCTGACACCATCATCGCTGATGTCGCTGAAGGTTTAGCAATGTCACAGAAGGAGAAGCTCACTGCTCTTGCAGAGAATGTTGAGTTTGATGGTGAAGAGAGCTATCGTGAGAAACTGGTTACTCTGAGAGATTCATATTTCTCTGAGAACGCTGGTGCTCAAAGAGACACTTCAGAGACTATTTCTGAAGGTACTAGTTCCGAAGTTGCAGAGCAACCCTCTGGACTTATGGAAGCATATCTCCAGACTCTGAATAGAGTCTCGAAAAAGTGATTTTTAAATCATAAATCAAACTAAACTAAAAAGAGGAAAACTAAAATGCAAGGGTTCAATGTAGAACACCTGCAGGAAAAGTGGAACCCCATCCTCAACCATGAAGGAATGGGCGACATCAAGGATAACCACCGTAAAATGGTTACCGCTGTCCTGCTGGAAAACCAAGAAAGAATGCTGAAGGAGGAGCGTGAGTTCCTGTCTGAAGCCCCCACCAACGCAACTGGTGCTTCGATCGATAACTTCGATCCCGTTCTGATCTCCCTGATCAGACGCGCTATGCCTAACCTGGTCGCTTATGACCTCGCTGGTGTACAACCCATGAACGGTCCTACTGGACTGATCTTCGCAATGCGCTCCCGCTATGCTTCCCAGACTGGCGACGAGGCACTCTTCGACGAAGCACAAACCGACTTCTCCGCACAGAACGCTGCGAAGTCTCTGGCTAAGTCTGGTATTGCTAATACCGATCAAAGTGGTTCCGATCCTGGCGTCCTCAACGACGATCCCGCTGGTGATTACACCCTGACTGACGGTATGACCACCGCTCAGGCAGAAGATCTGGGCGACGGTGGCGGTCAGTTCGCTGAAATGGCGTTCTCGATCGAAAAGGTCACCGTTACTGCTAAGTCACGTGCTCTGAAAGCTGAGTATTCACTCGAGCTTGCTCAAGACTTGAAAGCAATCCACGGACTCAACGCTGAGGCTGAGTTGGCTAACATCCTGTCAACTGAAATCCTCGCTGAAATCAACCGTGAGATCATCAGAACCATCTATAAGTCTGCTGTCGCTGGCGCTCAAACCAACGTTGCTAACGCTGGTCGCTTTGACCTCGACACCGACGCCAACGGTCGCTGGTCTGTTGAGAAGTTCAAAGGTCTGATCTTCCAAATCGAGCGCGATGCTAACGCTATCGCACAAAAGACTCGTAGAGGAAAGGGCAACACCATCCTGTGCTCTGCTGACGTTGCTTCCGCACTGACCATGGCTGGTGTACTCGACTACACCCCCGCTCTGAACGCCAACCTGAACGTTGACGACACCGGCAACACCTTTGCTGGTACTCTCGCCGGTAAGTATAAGGTCTATATCGATCCTTATTCTGCCAACGTTTCCGCTGGTCAATACTACGTTGCCGGTTATAAGGGTACTTCACCTTATGACGCTGGTCTGTTCTATTGCCCTTATGTTCCCCTCCAGATGGTTCGCGCCGTTGGAGAGAACACCTTCCAGCCCAAGATCGGCTTCAAGACTCGTTACGGCGTTGTCGCTAACCCCTTCGCCCGTGGTGCTTCTGAAGCTTCCCCCGGCGTCGTTGCTGCCAACACCAACGAGTACTATCGTCGCGTACGTGTTAACAACCTCATGTGATATCGAATCACAAGGTTCTACTGGGGGTGCTACGGCACCCCTTTTTTTATCTAAATAACTAAAACGAGATATAACAATGAAACCATCACCTAAGCAAACTATCTCTGCTAACAACTACTATGAGAGAGTAGTCGCTCACTTGGTCGAAGAAGGATATGCCGAGACTGAATCAGATGCTAGTAAAATTATCGAAGGAATGAGCGAATCGTGGTTTGACCTCATTATGGAAGAATGATGAAATCCTTTGAATCATTCATCAACGAAGCAAAAGTAAAAAGATGCCCACCAGGCAAATATTATTGCTATACTGACAAGAAATGTAAAGCAATCCCCGGCGGTTATCACGTAGGTCGGGGTGGATACCTTGCCAAGGATAACGATGACTCAGATTCTAACGGAGATGATGCAGCTAGCGATACCAAGTCTAATGGTAACGGTGGTAATGGCAATGGGAGTAGCGGCAGTAATGGAGGCAACGGAGGCGGCAACGGAGGATAATGACAAACGCATTCGCTAATCAGATTCAGAATAGAAACTTTCTGTCTCCACTTGGATTTAGATTCTCTCTTGCAAAGATTCCAAAAGTAAATTTCTTTTGTAACTCTGCTAGGATTCCAGAGATTAATCTTGGAATAGCAGTACAACCATCATATCTCAAAGATATTGATGTTCCTGGTGAGAAATTAACTTATGGTGATTTAACCATTAGATTCCTTGTTGATGAGAACATGGAAAACTATATGGCTGTTCATAACTGGTTAACTGGTCTTGGTTTTCCAGAAACCGCACAAGATTTTAAAGATTTAACTACTAATGCTGACGGTCAAAGAGATTTAGATGAACAGTTTAGTGATGGTAATCTTTATATTTTAAATAGCAACTTTAGGTCTGTTGCTGCGGTAAAATTTGTAGATCTATTTCCAGTAGCTCTTACCTCACTTGACTTTGACGCAACTGAACCTGATGTTCAGTACTTTACAGCAGAGGCAACTTTCAAGTATACTGTATATAATATTGTAGGAACTGATCTCAGAACACCCTTATGAACCTTGAAAAAATTCAGGAGATGTGGCTGAAAGATTCAGTCATTGACCCTGATAATCTACATGATGAGTCATTAAAAATCCCTCAACTGCACTGCAAGTATTATACACTCTATAATACGATTACTTTGCTGCGTGAGAAAGCAAAAGATTCATATAACAAAATCAAACTAGAACGATACAACTATTATACCGGAAAGGCACCAGCAGAAGTTTATGTTGAAGACCCCTTCCCATATAAGGTAAGAGAGAAAGATGCTATACAGAGGCACATAGAAGCAGATGAGAAACTCAATGCTATTGACCTCAAGGTAAAGTATTATGATGTTATGTTGAAGTTCTTAGAAGAAATAATTAGAAACGTTTCTAACAGAACTTTTCAGATAAAAAATGCTATTGAATGGAACAAGTTCCAATCAGGGTTTAACTAAATAATAGTCAAACGGTATCACCACGGACTTTTTATGTCTTCAAATTCCTTTTATGATGATTTTGATGGCGAAGAATATACCGGAGAAGAAGATTTTCTAATGCAGATCTTCATGGGAATAGATGAAATAAGAGTTCTCTATTCTCACGTCTGTTACGCTGTTGAGACTTGGCCAGGTTCACCAGCAAGACCACCAGAAGAACAAGAGTATCTTATGGGTCTAAAGCAAAGATTATTCGCGATGATCTGCGAATATCAGTTCTCAGGGACCCAATAAATATCCATAGGTGATTCTTATGGATTATGTCTCATTTGATAATATCAAAGAAAAACGAAGTTTATATACAAGTAAAGGCAGATCCCCACGTCTACTATGAGTTAGCAGACCAGTTTACGTTTGAAGTACCTGGTGCTAAGTTCATGCCGCAATACCGTAGTAAGTATTGGGACGGTAAGATAAGATTGTTTAATACCCAGACAGGTGAAATCTATGTCGGGTTGTTAGACAAGGTTATTCAGTTTTGCAAAGACCACGATTATACTTACGAGTTCGTAAATAATAAGTTCTACGGCACTCCCTTTGAAGTCAATGAAGGTATATCAAAGGAAGGCGTCAAAGATTATATGAATGCTATTAGTAAGCATCGCCCACGCGATTACCAAGTAGAAGGTGTTTACGACGCTCTAAGACATAATAGAAGACTGTTGATATCCCCAACTGCTTCTGGTAAGTCTCTAATGATATATTCTGTTGTGAGATATTACGTTGAGCGAGGACAAAATACTCTGATAGTCGTTCCAACGACTTCCCTTGTAGAGCAGATGTATAAAGATTTTGAAGATTATGGTTGGGATGTTGGTTCATATTGCCACAAGATCTATGCAGGACGAGAAAGAGAGACTGATGCTCAGGTAATCATTACCACCTGGCAGTCCATCTACAAACTCCCCCGAAAATACTTCGCAAGATTCAATGTGGTTGTTGGAGATGAAGCACACCAGTTCAAAAGTAAGTCATTAATATCTATAATGTCTAAACTTTGTGATGCTAAGTATCGTTTTGGTTTCACTGGGACACTGGATGGGACACAGACTCACAAGTGGGTTCTTGAAGGATTGTTTGGACCATCATATAAAATCATTAACACTGATGAGTTGATGAAGAAAGGTCATCTGGCTAAACTGGATATCAAGATACTTCTACTGAAGCACCCATCACATAAGTTTGAGGTATTTGAGGATGAAGTACAGTATATCATCAATCACCAGAAACGTAACAACTTTATCAAGAATCTAACATTAGACTTGAAAGGTAATACTCTGGTATTGTTTAGTCGTGTTGAGGGACATGGAGAGCCGCTGTACGATTTAATAAATAAAAGTAAGATTGATAATCGTCATGTGTTTTTTGTTCATGGCGGTGTAGCAGTTGAAGATAGAGAAAAGGTTCGTGAGATTACCGAACAAGAGAGCAACGCAATAATCGTTGCATCCTATGGAACGTTCTCCACAGGTATTAACATTAAGAACTTACACAATGTTATTTTTGCTTCTCCATCAAAGTCAAGGATTAGAAATCTTCAGTCAATTGGTAGAGTACTCAGAAAAGGAAACTCAAAAACAAAAGCAACTCTATATGATATCGCTGACGACATATCCTACAAATCCAGGAAAAATTATACACTTAACCATCTCATAGAAAGAATAAAAATCTATAATGAAGAAAACTTTAATTATGATATTGTAAGCGTACCTATTAGAGAATAATATGTCTGAAGAATTCTATTGTATTTTAAAACTTGTATCAGGTGAAGAGATTCTATCACTAATCTCTGTTGATGAGAATGAAGATGATCCTATGATTATCTTACAAAATCCAATCACTGTTAGATTGGTACATAATTATTCAGGTGCTCACATTAAAGTAAAACCTTGGATGGATTTATCTAATGATGATATCTTTATGATTCGTCTTGATAAGGTAATGACTATGAGTGAGACTACTGACGAAAAACTAATTCAGATATATAATGACTACATCAAGGAAGAGATGGAGGACGAAGAAGACTCCATTGATACTTACAAACCCTCTACCGATGAACTTGATGGTTCTGTTAAACCATCTTCTAAGATGGGATACTTATCAACGGTAGAAGAAGCAAGAGTGGCTCTAGAGGAACTTTATAAACTAGAAGATACTAAAGAAAGCTAGATATCACCCTTGAACCTCCACAAAGGTTATTGTACACATATATTGGAACCTTGTCAAGCCCCTATCTGTGTGCTATAATAAAAACAACTAATCAGTGGGTCAATGAATCATCATGGCAAAGAAAAAATCAGAACATTACGTAAACAATAAAGAATTGCT